GATCCGTTTGGTATTCGACCTATACAAATTACAGCGTCACCTGCTTTAGAAGCTAGATTAGAATTTCCGATTACAAATTTTTTAACTCAAGGTATGTTTACAGGCAGCAGGAATAAATTCGCATGACATATTTAAATTTAGTCAACAACGTGCTTAGGCGATTGCGTGAAGACGAAGTAACCAACGTGTCTGAAAGCACGTACAGCAAAATGGTTGGTGACTTTGTAAACGATGCAAAGGATCTTGTAGAGACAGCGTGGGACTGGTCAGCGTTGCGAAACACCCTAACGATTACGACGGCTGCTGACGACTACACGTACTCACTGACAGGCAGTGGCGACGAAGGTAAAGTTTTTAGGATTATCAACGACACTTCAAACTGCGAGTTACAGTACCAAACACAAGCATGGTTCGACAACGAGTTCTTTGTAAACAACCCAGTCTCAGGCGCGCCTAAGTACTTTACTTATAACGGCGTAGACGCTAGTGGTGATACACAGATTGATGTGTACCCCAAACCTGATGGCGTTTACTCGTTAAAAGTAAAAGTAGTTTTGCGTAACGTACCTCTGAGTGCTGATGCAGACACGTTGGCTATACCTAGCAGTCCTGTAATTCACATGGCGGTTGCTTTGTTAGCCCGTGAACGTGGTGAAACAGGCGGTACATCTACTGCTGAGTACTTTGCTCTAGCAGACAAGTACTTATCTGATGCGATTGCATTAGATGCCCAGAAGCACCCAGAAGAGACAATCTTCTACACACCGTAGGAATTATTATGGCACAGCCTCTACAAAGCATTAACTTGGTTGCTCCTGCGTTTCAGGGAATTAATACAGAAGATTCTCCTCTAGCGCAGGACACGTCTTTTGCTGAAGTTGCAGACAACGCTATTATTGACCGACAGGGCCGATTGGCGGCTCGTCAAGGTAACAGTGTAATTACGACTACTAAGACCGTTCTGGGTACTGACTACATTCACAATATTCACGAGTTTTACGACAGTGCTGGCAACGAAGTCATATTTAGCACCGGTAACAACAAGATAATGACCGGCACGACGACGTTGGTAGATGCTACGCCTGCTTCATACACCATTACGGCTAACGACTGGAAGATAGTCAACTTCAATGACCATGCCTACTTCTTTCAGCGTGGCTATGAGCCGCTGGTTTATAGCGACACCTTGGGTGCAGTAACCAAGATGACTGCTGTACCGGGGTCATCAGTTGCGGCGGCTCAGTACTGCCACGAAGTCATTGCTGGTTTTGGCCGGTTGTGGGTGGTTGGTACAACTACTAACGACACCATTATTTACTGGTCTGATTTGTTAGACGGTGATGACTTTAGTGGTGGGTCTAGCGGCTCTATCGACGTATCTAAGGCGTGGCCTGATGGTGCTGACAAGGTGGTGGCGCTGGCGGCACACAACGGGTTTCTTATTATTTTTGGAGAACACAGCATACTAGTTTACGCCAACCCTGAAACACCAGCTTCTATGAGTTTAGCGGATACTGTATCAGGTGTTGGTTGTATTGACCGAAAGACAGTACAGAGTATTGGTGCTGATTTGTTGTTTTTAAGCGACGACGGTTTACGTAGCCTTGGGCGGGTAATCCAAGAAAAATCTTTGCCTGTAACAGATGCAAGCCGAAACGTAAAACAAGACTTGATTGCAAAGATAAAAACTAAGACTAGCCCAGCTACGTCTGTGTACAGCCCTGAGAACTACTTCTATCTATTAGGACTTCCTGACAGCAACCTTATATACTGTTTTGACTTACGGGGTCGGTTAGAAAACGGATCGTTCCGCGTAACTAAGTGGCCCAGTGTTGACTTTAAGAGTTTTGCTAGAGACCGCAATGGTGACGTTTACATTGGTACTGTAGACGGTATAGGTAAGTACGATGGGTTCGACGACAACAACTCATCTTATGTTTTCCGGTACACAAGTCCGGGTTTGACATTTGGTGATCCATCGAAGCTAAAACTGCTTAAAAAGATACGCCCTACAATCATTGGCGGTAACGACGCAGACATTATCCTGAGTTGGACTTACGACTTTTCAATTCAGGCTAATACGTCACGCTTTAGAGTGGGATCAGCAACGCCCGGTTTTTACGGTGTATCAGAGTACACGGCTGTTGAGTTTACGTTAGGTGATTTGATTAGTCGAAAGTCTCTTAACTGTACAGGCAACGGCTCTGTAGTTTCTGTGGGTCTACAAACAGAAGTAAACGGTAGCTCTATATCCCTACAGGAAATGAATGTATTAGCATTAGTAGGTAAAACAGTATGAATAAGCATAATTCAAGGAGTACAAGGTAATGGGTATTCTTTCAGACCTTCTGGGAGGAATCGCTAAAGATTTGTACGGCGGTCTTCCTCAAGAAGTAAAAGGCATCTACACGGATGAACTAACTCAGTTAACTTCTCCTGACATTACGTTTCAGCCGTTTACTGTTACAGGACCAACTGGTGCTCAAACCGGGGTTACTCGTGATCCTATAACGGGCCAACTAGGAATGCAGTACACGCTAGACCCAACAGAGTTAGCGCTGCAGGACGATTTGTTAGCACAGTCTCAGGCAATGTTAACGGGTGCTGTTGGCGATAGAGCTACACGAGAACAGGACATCTACGACACAATCCGGGCTACACAGCTAGGCGAAGAAGAGCGTCAACGTTTAGCTCTTGAAGAACGTTTAGCAAGCCAAGGGCGTCTAGGAGTACAAACGGCGATGTTTGGCGGTACTCCAGAGCAACTTGCGTTAGCACAAGCACAAGAAGAAGCACAAGCTAGGGCGTCTCTGGCGGCTATAGAGCAGGCAAGAGCAGAACAAATGCAACAGGCAGGCCTAAGCGAGCAGTTCTTACAACAGGCCTACACGCCTCAGGCGGCTATGCTTTCTGCTTTGTCTCCTGCGTTGAACATTGCTAGTCTCGAAGATGTAGCTAGACGACAACAGGGTGAGTTTGATTACCAGACTCAGCTTGCAAATCTACAGGGTGCGGTTGGACAGTCTCAAGGACTTGCTGATCTGTACGCTGGTATGTTTGCTGGTGCTGGTGGTCTGCTTAGTGGTCTTACTGCCGCAGTTCCGGGTACACTAGACGCTGTTGCAAACATTAAAAATGCGTTTTTCCCTAGCAGTATCCCTAGCAGTAGCGACATAAACTTAAAAGACAACATCAAACGCGTAGGCAAGCTGCCTAACGGTTTATCTACGTACACTTGGAATTGGACCGAAGAAGCCAAAGAAATCGTAGGCAACCAGCCTTCTTACGGGGTAATCGCTCAAGAAGTTCAGCAGGTTCTACCAGAGGCTGTAATTAGACAAAGTAACGGCTACTTGGCTGTTGATTACTCCAAGATACTTTAGGGAGCACACAAATGTCACTGTTTAGTAGAAGAAACAATCCTATCGGGTCTATGTTTACTGGGGGCGGTATGTCCCCCGGACAAACAATCGGCAGAGCTTACGCAGACTTTGGTAGGACTATAGGTGCTACAGCACTGGACGCGGCCAGTAGGCTTCAAAAACGAGCCGATGAACGAGAAGCGGAACTTGTGTCACAACAAGCTAGAGAAACGCTAGCTCAATACAAAAATAACCCAACAGGTCTTCTTGCTCAAGGTCAAGATATGTTGTTAAGTGATGACCCTGCCCAACAAAAAATGGGCGAGCGGTTTATAACTATTGCTAAATCCCGTATTGAACAGGGCCAAACCGAAAATCAAAGCCGGTTGGGTGTTTTTAAAACACAAGTTACTGCTGCTGCACGAGCAGGAACACCCCGTAACGATCCTAGAGTAGGGGCTCTGCGTAGGCAAATACAGCAGCTAGACCCAACAGGAGAAGCCTTTGAAGACGCTTATCTCAAGGGAAGTCCTAAACGAGAAATAACCACGTTGTCTGAAGGCGAAAGAGCAGTAGAAGTGACTATGGGAACTGATGGGGCTACTTCTAAAGTTATTGAGGGCGCAGTGCAAGCCCCTAAAGACCTGATATACGAAACAAAAGTAGACTCAGAGGGTGTAATAACCGTATTAGAAATAGATCCAAACAACAACCAATCAAGGGTTGTTTCTACGCACGAAACACGGCAATCTGCTTTAAACGAACAACAGAGACTAGAAGCAGAAATAAACAGGCTAACTAAAGCCCGGATGACTAGAAACACTGTCAACGAAACTATTTCTTTTATCCAAAACAACATAGATAAAATAGATCGAGGAGTTTTAAATGCTTGGGATGGCGTTGGTGGTTTTGCTCAACTGCTAAAATTTATTCCCGGTTCTGAAGCAAGAAACTTAGAAGCAATGGTTTCTTCAATCAAAGCAAACGTAGGCTTTGACCAGCTGCTGTCAATTAAAGCAGCAGGGTCTACTCTAGGTCAGGTTTCTAACATTGAAAACGCGTTGCTTCAGTCTACAATAGCCAGCTTGGATACTCTTAGGGATCCACAAGAAATACTTAGATCTTTGAAGAAAATTCGGGGTTACTACAACTCAATGATTACTAAAGCTAGACTAGTAGAAAAACACGGCAAAGGTAGTGTCCCGACTATTACGTGGCTAGAAGACACGAATTGGACAGACGCAAACTTTGTTGACGCTTGGCGAGAAGACTTTGGTGGAGAAGTTGCACAAAATCCAGACGGAAGTTACACGGTTACTATGCCGGAAGACGCAGACGGAGACAAAAAATTCTATCGTGTTGTACCAAGGTAAGGTTAAACTAAAATGGAATCAAGAGAACTAACACCAGAAGAAGCTGAAGAACTGCTGTCAGTAGCAACTCCTGTTGCTGGAGCGGGTAACAGCGGTTCACCTTTTGTTGCTACAGAAATTACTAAGGAAGACGCTGAAAACCTGCAAAAAATTTACGAGCAGATGCCTAAGCCTACCCCACCAAGGCCAATTATGAATGACACAAGCACTCCTCTTGAAAAGGCGGGACAACGGTTATCAGAAGCGGCAACACAAAGGTTTCAAAAAGCATCTGATATAGTAATGGAAAGGGGAGAGTTTGCAGAAGGTTTGCCTTTAACAACACAAGTAACTGGCGTTGCAGGACAGTTGGCTGGTTTGGGTTGGGACGCTGCTGGAGAAGTTTTTAATATGTCTCTGGACGGCTGGAGTTACGCCATACCTGACTCAGTAGAAGAGTCGGCAGCACAGGCTATGCGGGATGCTATGCAGGCGTTTTATGAGCACCCGCTTGGAAAACAAGCACAGCAAGCGTTAATAATGGGAGAAGACAGTTGGTTTGAGTTTAAAGATAATCACCCTGATTTTGCTTTGGTTGTCGAAAGTGCTTTTAACATTG